CCATTTGTTATGTTCCGAGTTAGCTCAGCGGTAGAGCTCCAGACTGTTAATGTGGCTGTCGTAGGCTCGAATCCTACACTCGGAGATTTTAAAATCCGAGGGCATTACCCCTCGGCATTCTCATTCGCGAAATGAGGGATGACTTACCATATTTTTATTCCTTTCGCTCTTCTTTCTCTAGCTTCACGCATATTTTTTGCGACATGGCTCTCTTTTTTTTCAGGACCAATAAAATCTGAAACAACCCCACCTGTGCGATCTTCTATCTTTTCAGAACAATATTTGCAAAATGTGAAAGATATACCACCTTCAACGTGTGTTTCCCCATCTGCATGCTTATTGCATTTGGCGCAGTAATATTTCATTAAATTCTCAATTGGTTTTGCAATTGCTTCATTTTTTCATAAGCTTGTTTTTGTCCGCCTGCGCTAAAATCACCTACTTGCGCATAAGGAGCAGAACCGACACCTGAAGGCTGATAATATGGACTGCGTTTATTTGCATCAACTTTTTCTTGAACAGAAGATTGCTTTTGATCAGGCTTATCAACTCCAAGCTCTTTAATGCTTTGATACACGAGCTTTTGTCTTTCAAAACCTTCTGGCATCTTTAAAATCGTTTGAGCTAATTGAGGCGATCTCTGAGCAAATTTCTCGGCATGTTGAAGCACATCATAAAAGTCAGGATTACTTTCTAGCCACATTTCTTGTTTTAACTCTTCTTTAGCTGCATGCTTAGCTGTTTCCATCGCTTTTTGTATATCACTTTGAGTATTTTGACCAAATCTATTCAAAGTTTTATTCAATCTTTTTTGATCAACATATGGTTCCGAATCATCTTCGTCTTCATCATGATGGTTTTTTTTAGATATTGCTTCCTGTGCGATTCTTTCAGCTTCAATTCTTGCTGATCTTTCTTGTTCAATTTGTCTTTGATATTTAGCTTCCAATGCTCTGAAGTTAAGTTCTTTATCTGATGGTTTTGAATCTTGTTGATTTTGCTCTATATTAGCAGTCATGAACGTCCTTTGCCAATAACGCAGGCATGCGTGTGGAATGTTGTAAACTAATAAATTTAATTTATAGTAAATTATTATTTTAATCAACCACAGGATCGTTATGAAAATTAATCGTTTAGAAACACATGATAGACTTTTACATCTTCAAAAAGATCAAGCTCTTAATATTTCTAAAGGTGCTCAAGATTGCTTAAATCAAAATCCATTATCGATAGCTTTTCAACAACGTTCTCATTATGTGTATCTTTATGCACATCCTAGAACTTCCGAAGATGGAATAACTAAAAGAATGATATGGCAGCCACGACTAAGTAAACCATCTGCCAATACAAATTCTTACCTATTTCGAGCTCAATCTAACACCGATATACTTGAAATATGCTGGCTTTTACCGCCAAGAGAAACATGGAATCAATACAAAAAAGGCAATGTCACAGAACATGAATATGTTTTATGGAGCATTGATCAATATATGAGAAATCGAGTTGAAATGGAGAAGCCTTTTAAAGATGATTTGTCTGAGGAGCAAATAAAAAATATTTATATTAGAGTAGCTTCAGAAATGGATGAAGAAAAACTTATGATGAAAAATTATCCTATGATAAAGGAGTGCTAACATGAAAAAAAAAATCAAATCAGTTGAAAAAACTACATTAGTTGTGACTGATGAAGAATTTATGAAAGATTTGAATTGGGATCACGCTATTTTAAAGCTATGTAAGGATTTTTTAACAAAATGGGATGAAAGACCTGATTCTTTTTACAAAGGTCGTCCTAAATATGTCAAACAAGCAGATTTGACACAACGAGAACATTTAAGAAATTCTATTAAATATTGGGAAAAAAAGCTAAGCGAGTGATTTAGGAGGTTTTTTAAGTCTTTTTGGTGTTAATGCATTAAGTCCCATACTATCATCAATAACTTTACCTACTTTAGCTTTAATACCCATGCCATAGTTATCACCCATGCCATATTTTGTATTGGCTACATGGGCAAAGCGATTCTTCTTATATGGCTTCGGTTGCTGTCTATTGAATGGTTGGGCATTTCCTGCTAATGGCATCGTATTCTTCTTTTATTTTATATTGTGTTTCATTAATCAAATTAGCAATTTGTTCTGATAAAAAATTGAGCTGCGGTTCAGATATTTTAGATATATCTTCTTGATTATCATCTGAAATTACAATGACTTTACCATAATCAGTTTTCATTTCTTATTTTTTGATTTACTTGATTTTTTTGAATTATTTTTAAGTGAACCGCCAGGAAGACCTATTTTAACTATAGTTGCTCCTTTTCCTGCCCCACCTGTAACTGTAATATTACCTTGAGTATAAGCATCTGTAGAAGTTTTGGTAGCTGTGGCCGTTTTAGTAGCTGTCGAAGTTTTAGAAGAAGGTTTTTTGGAATCCGATGCAACTGGTTTAGTTTTTTTTGCTGCAATAACATTTTTCTGAGGTTTTTTATTCATCCTAAATCATCATCCTGTGTGGTATTCATTCTTTCTTGAGGAAGTACATCAACAATACGTTTTGGATTTCCTTCATGACCAACTGGTTGTCTATGTCCAATGCCATAATGTGTGCCTGCGTTTACAAAATTACTTGATCTTTGATCATATTGAGGACATCTAAAATCCCATGGAGATTTTACACCGTCTTCAGGTTTATCTTCAGGATTTTGGTTTTTAATACGAATTGGATCAGCAAAACCAGATTTTGTATTTTTTAGAGAAGTACGATTCTTTTCGGCAGCTGTATTTTTATAACTTTGAACTGTCTTTGTGCTTTTCATAGTCTTTCCTTTTTTGCTAATAACTTAAAATGGTTCCTACCCAGTGTCACCATAAACCGAGAAGGAATTACTCTCACATTTCATACATTTCAAGTATAACTGTTTGAGAAACCTAAAAATTAATTTCTTGTTCCAGGCTTATGAGGATATGCTTGCACTTTTTTCTTTGCCATTTCTTGCATAGACTTAATTTCTTCTGTTGTATCTTCATAATGTGCCAATGAACCAAATCCATTAGCAGAACTTTCATCTTTTGTTTTATGTGGACCATCAGGAAATACTGTAGATTTACCTTTTGAACCTGCCCAGAATGAATGATCATCAATTCTTTGGCCACCACTCTTAAAAGAGCCTTTTCTTGAATCATCATGCTGTTTCATATTAACCTCCTACATTTTGAGTCATTAAAGACTCTTGTTATTTATTTTTTTATAACAGTGTATCTGTATAAATTCAAGTAATGTTTACATACTCTGCTGTTGTTCTTGCATCTCCATAGGATTTCTACCTTGCTGAGGTGGCATACCGTTTAATATCTTAGACATGAACTCTTGCGCTTCAGCTTCTTTGTTGCCTTGATGCTTTTGTTGATCTTCTATCTCTTTTTGTTGATAATCATAGGATTGAATTTCATTCATTTTTAAAGCAGTTTCAATCTCACCATATTTAGCTATCACATCAATCATTTTTTCCAACGCTTCCATCTTAGCTTTAGTAGAAAGTGCACGATTCTTGCTAACTTCTGCCATACGTTCTTCAAGCAAACCAATATTACTTTCAAATCTTCCATATCTTTCCTTTGCTGCTGCAATATTATTGGCTGCTTTGGACATAAGTTCTTGTAGTTTCGCATGCTCAAAGGCATGTTGAACGCTTTGTATTTCTTGTTGTTGTTGCTGTGCTTGTTGTTCTTGTTCTTGTAAGAATTTAATCGCTTCGCCTTTTCCTGTGATATTTAACTTAGGAATAATCATTGATGGCGGAAATACTTCTCGTCCGAATCTCTCATTGATCTCAAACATTTGTTGAGCTTGTAAATTTTGCTGCGTTGGCGTTAAATCACTCTCTTCAACAATAACTTGGAACTTAGAAAATACTTTGCTATAGAAATAAGGCGTGGGTTCTTCACCAATGAATAATTTAACTTTTTCTGCATTCCAATTATTAAGCACAACTTGAAGCATTCTTTCGCCTAAAAGCTTATCAGCAAAATCCCATTGATCGAAATATTTCTGGAATACCATTAGATTAGCAGCTTGCTTCATCAGCACAGTTAAACTAGATGCTTGCTTATCTTGTTGCGCTGACCAGTTTTCTAAGTTAATACCAGCTGTTTTCCATATCAAGTCATCCATTTGCTGTGCTAAAGCTAGATCAGACTCCGGTACTGCCGAAGGAATAATCTTCTCGCAATCTGTAAGTTCATAGCCATCATTGATAATGATATCCCAACCTTGACCTGATTTCTTAAGATTATCTTCATTAGCAACAGCACCTATTTTTCGTTTCCATCCGGCATTAATTGTAGCTGCTGCAATATCATTATTGACTATGACTTTGTAGTTATAAAGAAATTGAGGATCGCGCATTGTGCGAACCAATGAACGCACTCGCAAATCATAATAATTTATGTGTGGTTCATAATTCCAATAGTACGGAATAAACGGACAATCATCGAATCCTAAGGGATTATCACCTTGAAACATTAGCTGATCATTTAAAACAACTGCAAGTTTCCAGCAAGGCACTTCCACTTCAACTGCTTCCATATCGGGTATATTATATAAGACTTCTTCCAAGTTGGCATCACCACCGGCGTAATCGAAGAATTGATTGCGTGTGCGAGAATAAAGGCGTTTTTTCTTTTTCTTCCATTTATACCAAACATAAGAAAGCACCATGAGGTCATTCCGCGCCATGTTGTAATTTTCCGGTAAGAAATAGAACGAACCATATCTTTGGGGAGTTCCTGCCATAGGAGCAATTGATTCAAGTTTATCGGGGAATCGATTTTCGGCTTCCTTTTTGCTGATATATTCTTGACACCATACAAACTGAGCATCACTCATATCTGGACTTCTAAAATAAGGATCTACAAGGAAAGCATTATATTCCCATATCTTAACCTTCAATTCTCCTTGTGCTTGATCATCACTTGTATAGTCAAGATAAGGCTGAAGTAAACACATTCCAGCGACGGCTGATAATTCTTTAGCTTTAGATTTTTGTTCGTGAATGGCTCCGCGATTGGCGACTGTTGTAATCAGTTTTGTGTATTGATCTGTTGTTTGTGGATCAGAACCTTCAGTCGGGACATATGAAAAATTCTTTCGATGCTGTCTTTCATATCCTGTTATCATATTCACAGGTTGCTGAATCAAATTGAAATAATACTGCTGATAAGAAGTAGTTGGACTGAAATTAAAATATCTATTTACAAAAGTTTGAGAACCGGCATAAAAAAGCGTATCGATATTACTTTGATTCCATCGTGATTGTTCAATAGGCTGAAACTTCGAATAAAGATTATCTAACCATTGGCGTACATTGCCTTGATTAGGTTCGAGAGCGTTATTCCAAGGTGGATAATAGAAAGAAATAGCAACCTCCAAAAAACGAAAATACCGTTATTGGAGAATGTATACTAATTATTTTAATTTAACAATTTATTATATATCTTCATTTACTTCTTTTATATGTTCGTCGCATAAAGTTTGAAGCCAAGAAAGATTAGTTAATTTTCCTTCTTTACCACATATTTCGCAAATATGACAACTTTCAAATTCTGCTTCATCAATTAATAAACACATTGTGTCAGTAAAACATGATGAATAAAAACATAAAACTCCATATTTTTCTTTAACTTGTGTTACATATGGAATTATTTCACAATCAGGATTTAATAATTTAAACTCATTGATCAATGCTTCTAGTTTCATGCTTAACCTATCGATAAGATCAAACCAACCATCACCACAATCAAAATTAATAGGATGGCTATAAAGATTTGGATATGATGTTAATAAGTGTTTAGTCTTCTCTTCATTCATTTTAAACCGCACTTATAGCACTCAACTGAAATTTTTATATTGCTATACAAATCAAGCTCAGGAAAATGTTTAAGTGGTACTCCAACGAAAAAATATTGTGCTTCTATAATTGAAAAACAATTTGCAGGAACTTGGAAAAAGAGTTTTTTATCTAAATAAATAAAACAAGTAACTGGCCAAGGATTGGAAAACTTTATAATTTGTTCCCCTTCTCGTATTTTTTTAAGTCTCATTAGTTAAATTTTCTCGTATGTTTTTCATTCATTTAAAATTTTCTTCTTTTCCTATCCTCGATAGATTTTATAATTTTTTGTCCACGAATCATCATTCCATACACGACGCCACTCAGATTCTTTATTTAATCTTGAGTAAGATTTTTGACCGGAATTTGGTTTTTTTTCTGTGGAATTAAGCCATCGCTCATTAGCTTCAGCGATTTTATCTTGTTGATTTTTTCTTTTTGACGCAAGTTGACATCCAAAAGAACATTTTTTTGTATCTTTCCGATTAGATTCGAACTTAGAATTACACATTTTGCATATATGTTCATGTACTCTTAGTTTTTTTATCTCGTGTTTTTTATTATAACATTCCGATTCTTTTATTTGTATTTCATATTCTTTTTTAAAAAAACAATCACGAGTACAGGATTCTTTATAACCATCGCCAATATATATTTTGTTACAATTGGGACATTTCTTTCGTACATTCGACATCTAAAATCTCCTAGTTGGAGGATTAAATCTTGAGGCTCCATAAGCATCAGGATCATGACCATCTTTATATGGTTTATATTGCGCAACTTTATGCGTAGCTATGGCATAACGCAAAGCATCGACCGCATGATCATCTTTCTTCATCGGCTCATCATAACCTTTAGCAGATTGCTTCGAATCCCACACATACGTTTCAACTTCGCGTATAAGATTCTTACATTCAGAACATATGACAAGCGTTCCTTCCTTCATCTCTTTTGTCATCATCTGAATTCCGTTCAACACATCATTATTTGCATGGACTGGATGCATTCCTCTTCTTTGTAATTCTAATTGAAATGCTTGAGCTGATGGATCGATATATATATTCTTCACTGAATATGGCTCTAAAAATGCTTTCACATCATCAGCAAACTCACTGTTAACTTTCTGCTTATGTGTTTTTGCCGGATTCCAATAATATTCCTTCTCAACCCACATTTTTTTTGATGTCTGTGTGTATTTACCCGTGGATACGCCTA